GCATCAACATACACGGGACTAGGAGTCGAACTTCAAGCAACTGGTGAAAACGCCGGAACATGGGGTACGAAGACTAATACAAACTTACAAATTTTAGAACAAATTTCAGGTGGTTTTACACAACAAGCATTAACAAGCGGAGGCACTGTAACTTTGACTGCCTCTGATGGATCAACTGGTGCAGTTCTTGCACACAGAATGATTGAGTTCACAGGCACAATTTCAGATAATGCAGTTGTTACAATACCTTTAGATGTTCAAACTTTTTACATTTTAAGAAACTCATCATCAGGTGCTTACACAGTACAATTTAAATATGCATCTGGATCTGGAGATTCATTTACTTTCACAGCTACAAATAAAGGTGATCAAATTGTTTTTGCTTCTGCAAACGATGGAACAAACCCAGATATTGTAACTGTTAATACAGGTATCACAGCCTCTTCAACTGATACTTTAACAAACAAAACTTTAACTGCACCTAAATTTGCTGATGGTGGATTCATAGCAGATGCTAATGGTAATGAATCATTAGTATTTGGAACTACTTCTTCAGCAGTAAATGACGTTAAAATTACTAACGCTGCAACAGGAAATGATCCGTTAATAGCAGCTAATGGTGGAGATACTAATATTGATTTAGCTATATCACCAAAAGGATCTGGTGAAATAGTCATTGGTACAGGATCAGCAACTGGAGCGATCACAACTAGTGGTGCTTATGATTTAGTTTTAGATACTAATTCAGGCACAAATTCCGGTTCAATTACTATTACAGATGGCGCAAATGGTAACATAAATCTAGCACCAAACGGTACTGGCCAAGTACAAGCAGGTGGTGCTCAATTAGCCACGATGGGAAAAGCTATTGCAATGGCTTTAATTTTCGGGTAAAAATAGGAAAGGAAATAAAATATGGCAAATCCAAATCTAGTAAATGTAGCAACAATTAATGCTGGTAACTTAGGCTTTAATTTATCTAACACATTAACTACAACTTTATTAACTGTTGCATCTGATGTAATTCTAAAAATTAATAGAATTACTTGTGCAAACGTTGATGGCAGCAGCTCAGCAGATCTTGATTTATTTATTGATGGTATGGGTAACGGTGCAACAGGTATTACAGCTACTGGTAGTTCAACTGTATACTTAGCAAAAACTGTGGCTGTTCCAGCTGACTCAACTTTAGTTGTTGTTGATTCTCCAATCTATTTAATGGAGGCAGATGTTTTAAAAGGCGGAGCTAGTGCTTCAGGTGATCTAGACTTAATTATATCTTACGAAGTACTGAACGACGCGTAGGAGGGTAAAAGCTTATGGCTCATTTTGCTCACCTCGATGCTAACAATGTCGTGAAACACGTATCCGTGGTTTCTAATGATATAGAAACTTCTGATGGACCATTAGGTGAAAATGATATGCACGTTGATGGCGAGACTTGGTGTAAAAATTTTCACGAAGGTCAAAAATGGACTATAGATAACGAAGTTGTCTCTTGGAAACAAACTTCATATAACGGTAATTTTAGAAAATGTTACGCTACAATAGGCGGAACTTATGATCCAGTTAGAGATGAGTTTGTTGGAATTAAACCTTTTGATAGTTGGATATTAAATGACACAAATGATTGGGTATCTCCGTTAGCAAACAATCCAACAGAAATACCGGCTGAAGGATGGATGACGTTATTTATTTGGGATGAAGAGAATCAAAGATGGTACTGTACAAAAGAAGTAGATGATGGTAGCATAGCTTACTGGAATCCAGATACACAACAATGGGATATACAATAATATGTCAACAACAGTTACAACATTAAATTATTTAACAAGCGCTCAAGCTGGTAATCAATTAAGAGATAATGGTGGTTATGTAGCATTATCATACACACCTAGCGCAGCGGTTTCCGAAGCTTTTACATCTTTTACTTCTGACGGAACTTTTGCACCTCAAGGTGGTAGCTCTGATTTAACAATTATAGCAGTCGCTGGAGGCGCAGGAGGAGGCGGCGGAAATGGTTGTGGAGGAGGAGCTGGCGGAGTAAGAACAGCAACAGATATTTCAAACCCTGGTTCACCTGTTAGTGTTACAGTTGGTGCGGGTGGAACAGCTGGAAATAACCAAGGTAGTCCATCTTATGATGGAGGCCAAGGCGGAAATACTTTTATAGGACCTTCACCAAGTCCACTTTTTATAACTCATGGTGGTGGATCTGGACCTTCAGGAAATAATGAATCTGGAGTGCCTGGTGGATCTGGATCTGGTGGTGGTCAACACTCACCAACTGTAGGAGCAGGTAATCAACCTTCATTTAGCCCACCTCAAGGTAATCCAGGAGGAACACAACAATGGCCAATGTCAGCCAACCCAGCAAAAAATGGTGCAGGCGGCGGAGCTGGAGGCGCGGGTTCTTCTGGGCCGGGTGGAAGAGCTGGCGGAGCCGGTTTAGATACCACACCTGTAATCCCTTCACCTAATGGTGGTGGAACTTTTGGTGGCGGCGGAGCTGGAGGAGCATATTTTTGTCCACCTGCATCTGGTGGAACTGGAGGCGGCGGTTCTGCTGGCCCAGGAAATGGAATAAATGGAACTGCAAACACTGGTGGTGGCGGAGCAGGATCTGGAAATCACCCTACTAATAATGGAGGAAGCGGAGGTTCGGGTAAAGTAGTTATTAAAGAATCTGCTGAACCTGCAACAAATCAAGGTGGAATCTGGAATCAACAAGCACATTATTTATACGTTCTTACTGGCAAATTTTAAGTGATCTTTGAGAAAGAAGATATATTACCTAAAGGTGATATTGAAAATATAGAAAGAATTGTAAAAGATTATAACTTTCCTTGGTTCTATAGACCATCTACTTTAAATAATTTTCCTTATAATTCGCATGCTTTACTAGATCCAAATCTGGGTAAAAATTCTCCACATTATGATTATTTTAAAAAAATTTTTGATAGGTTGTGTGAAAGATCTAATATTAAAGTAAATAAAATTTTAAGAATGAATATTAACATGAGTTTTTATTACACTGCTAAACATGCTGATTTACATGTAGATCATGATTTTCCTCATCAAGTAATGATACTTTATTTAAATAATGCATCAGGAAACACATTAATATTTAATGAAACAATTAAGGAAAAAAAATTACCTCAAATAGATTATGAGCGTAATTGGTATAAAATTCAAAAAGAACATACTCTTAAACACACAATAACCCCTAAAAAAAATAAGGTTGTTTTTTTTGATGGAATCAATTATCATGCTCAAGAATTTTGTAAACCAGATGAAGAAAGAATAATTTTTATATGCACTTTCCAATAACTATTATAGATAATTTTTTTGATGAACCAGATAGAATTGTAACATTTGCAAATTCTTTACAATACCATCCAAGACAAAAAGGAGATTACTGGTATGGTTTAAGAAGTAAACCTTTACACGAAGTTGATAAAGGTTATTTTGAATGGTCTAGTCAAAAAATATTACGTGCTTTCTATAAAGATCAAACACTTCATGTTTGTAATACTTGTTTTCAAAAAACACCTGGAATAAAAAATATATCTAATGAGGGATGGATACATACAGATAAATGTTTAATGGCTGCAATTATATACTTAGATAAGGACAATATTTCTGGAACAAATTTTTATAAATCTAAAACTTTTGGTAAAGAAAAATTTGTTAGTTCTGAAATACATAATAAAGATAATTTTACAGAAGAGGAGTTTGAAAAAGCAAGAAATCAAAACACTGTAGAGGTTGAAGGATTATACAATAGGGCAGTAATATATGATGCTAAAATATATCATGGTGCAAATTTGCATCCAATAAACACTGAAAGATTAACACAAGTTTTCTTTTTTTACAGTATAGAAAAAGATTGGTTTCCTATAATTTCAATAAGAAAGTTTGAAGAATGAATTTAGAAAATTATTACTGGTGGTTTGATTCTATAATTCCCCATAGAGTGTGCGATGAAATAATTAAATATGGTTTATCCTTTAAACAACAATTAGCAGTTACAGGAGATTTTCAAAATAAAAAAGAATTAACAGAGAAAGATAAAGAAAAATTAAAAGTTCAAAGAGATTCTTATGTAAATTTTTTACATGATACTTGGATATATAATGAAATAAATCCTTTTATACACACAGCTAATCAAAGTGCTGGTTGGAATTTTCAATGGAGTGTTTCAGAAGCATGTCAATTTACAAAGTATGCTTTAAATCAACACTATGATTGGCATTGTGATGCTTTTAATAAACCCTATACTGAACCACCTTGGAGAAAAGGTTTAATTAGAAAACTGTCCGCAATAGTTGCATTATCTGATTCTTCTGAATACGAAGGGGGTGAATTAGAATTTGATTTTAGAGATAAATCTAAAAAAGAAATTGTTGTGTGCGATCAAATTAAAAATAAAGGTTCTGTTGTAGTTTTTCCATCTTTTGTTTGGCATAAAGTAAAACCTGTTACTAAAGGTCTAAGATATAGTTTAGTAGCTTGGAATTTAGGAAACCCCTATGTTTGATAAAGTGTATGCACTAGGATTTCCTATCTATAGATTTTATTATGATAAAAATAAAATAGATGAGGTTTACCAAGAATTATTAAATCTTGAATATAATGAAAATCCTAGTAATATGATGTGGTCAGGAATGAAAGAAGATGGGACAGGAATAAACTTACATTCGTTACCACAGTTTAAAGAAATTTTTTTGTGGTTTCACGACTGTTTAAAAGAAGTTAAAAAAGATATGAAATTAACTTGTGATGAATTAAAGATAGTAAGTTCTTGGGCTAATCTAAATAAAACAAATCAATCTTTTCATTCACATCAACACCCTAATTGTTTTATGAGTTCAAACTATTATGCCTCTGGCATATCAAATGATAAAACTGTTTGGTATGTAGAAAATCCTTATTTTAAAAATTCTAACCTTCAACCTATGTCTAGCGACGATGTAGATAATGGAGGTTTATATTTAAAACACGTAGAAGATACTGAACCTGGTAAGTATGTGGTTTTTCCTCCGTCAATAATGCACTATGCTACAGAGAACACGGACCAAGAACCAAGAATTACTATAGCTGCAAATATATATCCTAATGGCACTATATCTTGTGGTGGTGTATCTAAATTAAAAATAAAGGTGGTAGATTAATGTCTTTTAAAGAAAAAAAATATACAATTAAAAAAGAAGCTATCTCAAAAGAAATGGCTAGATTTTTATATGAATATGTTTCATTAAAAAGAAAGGTAGCTAGAACTATGTTTGATGTTAAATATTTGTCTCCTTACACAGAATATTTTGGAGTTTGGAATGATCAACAAGTTCCTGAAACATACTCTCATTATTCAGATATAGTTATGGAAACTTTATTAGAAGACCTAAGATCATTAATGGAAAAAGAAACTGGTTTGGTTTTATTACCAACTTACTCCTATTTTAGAATATACAAAAAAGGAGATATTTTAAAAAAACACAAAGATAGAGCAGCTTGTAGTGTATCAACTACAATGAATTTAGGTGGAGACCCGTGGCCAATATTTATTAATCCAAATCAAAATGAAGGAGTTTATAAAGATCAAGACTATGTTCCATCTAACGGTTCCGGAGTAAAAGTAGAATTAGAACCGGGTGATATGTTAATTTATTCTGGATGCGATTTAGAACATTGGAGAGAACCTTTTGAAGGAAATAACAATGCTCAAGTATTTTTACACTACAATAATAAAAGTGAACCAAATGCTAGAGCTGAAAAATTTGATAGAAGAATTCATTTGGGCTTACCTGCATGGTTTAAAGGGAAAATCGTGCAAGATTTTAAGTAGATTTTTTAATGATATTCCAGTAAAGTAAAGTAAACTAGGAATAATATGCTTCAAAAGATAGGATTTCAGCCCGGTATTAACAAACAAATTACACCTACAGGTGCCGAAGGGCAATGGGTAGATTGTGATAATGTTAGATTTAGATATGGATCACCAGAAAAAATAGGTGGTTGGAATCAACTAGGCACATTAAATGAAAATGAATTAACAGGCGCAGGCCGTGGACTTCATCACTATGTCAATAGTTTAGGTAGAAGATACGCTATTATAGGCACAAACAGAATTTTATATGCATACTCGGGTGGTGTATTCTATGACATACACCCAATTAAATCTACAACAACTCTTACAAGTGCGTTTACCACAACCAACGGATCGCCAACTGTTACAATAACTTTTTCAACAGGTCATGGTATTAATCCTCAAGATATTATTTTATTAGATAATTTTACTACAATTACAGGATCTAACTTTGGCGCATCTGATTTTGACAATAAAAAATTTATGGTGACATCTGTGCCAACAACTACAACTATTACAATTACAATGCCTTCAAACGAAACTGGATCTGGTGCAACCACATCTGGTGGTATTAGAGTTCAACACTACTATACCGTTGGTTCAGCTGTTCAACAAAAAGGTTTTGGTTGGGGTCTTGGATCTTGGAGTGGAGAAGATGGTTCTGCAATTACAACAACGTTAAATGGAGCTCTTGGAGATAATGCTTTTGGAACAGGAGGATCAG